CACGACCGAAGCCGTCGTGACGATCGCCCACTGGCTGCGGATCTCCAAGCAGATGGCGGCGGACGTGCCGGCGCTGATCTCCTACATCAACACCCGGCTGACCTACGGCCTGAAGCTGGTGGAAGAGAACCAACTGCTCAACGGCTCGGGCACCGGCGGCAACCTGGAGGGGATCTACACCGCCGCGACGCTGTACGCCAACACGACCAGCCTGCCGAACGAGACCGACATCGACAAGATCCGCCTGGCAATCCTGCAGGCCGAGCTTGCCTATGCCGAGGTCAACGGCATCGTGCTGCACCCGACGAACTGGGCGCTCATGGAGCTGACCAAGGACACGACCGGCCAATACGTCTTCGCGCGCCCGCAGGAATCGGCCACGCCGCGCCTGTGGGGTCGTGACGTCGTTGCGACGCCGGCCATGACCTCGGGCCGCTTCCTGGTGGGCGACTTCGCGCAGCACTCGCAGATCTTCGATCGCGAGGATGCCTCGGTGGCGATCTCGGCTGAAGACCGCGACAACTTCGTGCGCAACATGCTCACGATCCTGGTCGAAGAGCGGCTCGCGCTCGCGATCTACCGTCCGGAGGCCTTCATCAAGGGCCGCCTGGAATCGTCGACGGGCGCAGGCGCCTGAGTGTGATCGATACACGCGCACCGGTTGCGCGTGTATCTCTTCATGGAGACTTAGCATGCGAATCGTCGCTCTCGACACCTACGACAACATCCAAGAGGGCACGGCCTATGACTGCCCCGACCATCAGGCGCACAAGTTGATTGCCAAGGGGCTCGCCAAGATGGGGCCGATCCCGCAGAACAAGATGGCTGAGCCGTCGAGCAACAAGGCGAACCCTTCGCCGGCCGCTGGCGAGGTGCAACCGTCGTCTGCATCGCAAGCGGCCCGAGCCTCACAGCAGACGACTGCGCAGCAGTATCCCGGTGGCGGTCTGGTGACCCCCGACCCGAGGATCGCGGCGGCGGAAGCGGCCAAAGCGGCGCCAGCGAAGCCCAAGCGAACCTACACGCGCCGCGCAAAGTAATCGCGGTCAACAATTCCTACCTCGCCGCTCCGTGGTGCGATGTCCTGTTCGCATGCGATCGGAAGTGGTGGAACGAATATCACGACAAGGCGCACAGCCGCTGCGCCGGGGAGTTCTGGACAACCAACGACCACGCGGCCAAGGTCTTCGGGCTCAACTTCATCGACTCCGAGCCTGGCGGTGGTGTCGCCAGTCATCCGGCCAAGATCCGGCAGGGCGGCAACAGCGGATTTCAGGCGGTCGGCCTATCGATCCTCTTCGGTGCCTCGCGCATCGTGCTGCTGGGCTTCGACATGCAGCTGACGGGTCGGAAGACCCATTGGCACGGCGACCACCCGAATCTCGGGAATCCGGTGGCCGATCGCATGCAGACCTGGCGCTCGCGCTTCGGCGACATGGCCAAGCAGACGAAGGTCGAGATAGTGAACGCCACGCGAAAGAGCGCGCTGACGTGTTTTCCGAAGGTGGACCTGATTGAAAGCCTGGCTGAACCTTCGGCATGCAGTGCCTGAGCGCTGGAATGCGTTCTCGCGTGGCCTCGAGCGGCTGGGCTACACGGTTGTGCAAGGCGTCACGACCAGGCCCGGCGAGCGCGACATCCTGTGCACCTGGAATCGGATACGCGAGGGCCACACTGCCGCGCAGGCCTTCGAAAGTCATGGCCGGCCGGTGCTGGTCGCGGAAAACGCCACTTGGGGCAACGACTTCGCCCGCTCGCGCTGGTACACGCTGGCTCGGAGCTTTCACAACATGGCGGGCAGGTTTCCCGATGGGGGCCCGGAGCGATGGGATGCGCTGGGCGTGGATCTCGAAGATTACGGCGGCCACGAAGGCGGCGAATACGTGCTCTTGCCACAGCGCGGCATCGGCCCGCCCGGTGTTGCGATGCCGACCGGATGGGCAGAGCGGGTTCTCGCTGAGTTGCGCAAGGGCAGCGTGCCGGCTCGCGTGAGGCGTCACCCTGGAACAGGGGCCGCGGTGCCGCTCGAGCAGGATCTGGCGCACGCCGGCTTCGTCTTCACATGGGGCAGTGGGGCAGCGATCCGCGCCGCGATGCTCGGCATCGACGTTGTGGCCGACATGCCCGATTGGATAGGGCAACACACACGCGCGACGCGGCTGGACATGCTGCGCCGCCTGGCGTGGGCTCAATGGCGGCTCGCGGAAATCGCGAGCGGCGAACCTTTCAAACGGCTCCTTGCATGAACATCCTTTTCACTGGCCGCGGAGGCGCGGGCAGCTGGACGATCCGGGCTGAGCAGATCGGCGCTGCGCTTGGTGCGCGTGTGAAGGCCCTTGCGAGCCGGGAAGATTGCGAGTGGGCCGATGTCATCGTGGTCGTGAAGCGGCTGCCGCCCGATCTGCTGACGAGGATCCGATGGAGCCGCAAGCCCTGGGTCTATGACGTCGTCGACGCGTACCCCCAGCCGCAATGCGGGACCTGGGACCGCGCGAGAAGTGTCCAGTGGCTCGCCGAGACCGAAGGCGCGCTACGGCCGAATCGCATGATCTGGCCGAACAAGCAAATGCAGGTAGATGCAACCGCGGACGGCTGGCCAGTCATCTATCACCACCACCGGCTCGGAATTCGCCGGAACCCAATCCGAGAGCGCGTTGCGCGCATCGGCTACGAGGGCGCGGCGAGCTACCTGGATGGCTGGATGCCGGCGATCGAAAGGGAGTGCAGGCGGATCGGCGCCGAGTTCGTTCTGAATCCTTCGCACCTGGCCGACGTCGACGTGGTGCTTGCGCTGCGCGACAAGAACCATGCCGGCTACCCGCAGCGGGCATGGAAATCGAATGTGAAACTGGCGAACGCGCATGGAAGCGGGACGCCGTTCATCGGCATGCCGGAGCCCGGATATCAGGAGACCGCAACGGGCGCCGAATACTGGGCCACCAGCGCCGCAGAGCTTGGGAACGCGCTGGACTGGCTGGCGCCGCAGGAAACGCGCCGCTCGGTGAGCGAGAAGTTCCTGGCTGCTGCCCTGCCGGTCGAGAAGGTGGCGGCGCAGTACAGAGAGTTCCTGTGCGGGCTGAAATCCTGATCGACAAGGGGATGGCCCGGCGGGGTCACCGAATGCTGCAGGCCATGATCGAAGCGGCGCCCATTCCGATCTGCGTACGCGAGGCCTATGTCGGCGACTGCGAGATCCTGATGACCTACGGTACGGGGCATGCGATTCGCCGGCCCTGGTGGCTGAAGCATCTTGCGAAAGCCGGTCGCTGCGTCGGATGGGATCTCGGCTATTGGCGCCATGAAGAGGGAACCATGCGCATGACGCTGGACGCCGACCATCCGCAGCGCTGGATCCGCGAGGAGCCGGCCAGTAGGTGGGATGCCTGGGGCATCGAGTTGCGCGAGGACTCCGCGCCCGATGGTCCAGCCGTCATCGTTGGGCTGGGGCAGAAGGCGCTCGCGGTTCATCGCCTTGCGCCGCTGCAGTGGGAGCAGGCCGCCGCAGCACGAATCGCGAAGAAGGGCCGAAAGCTCGTCTTTCGGCCCAAGCGAGTCGCCGATCCGAGACTGAGGCGCGTGCCCCTGGCCATCGGCCCGATCGAAGACGTATTGCGGGGCGCCTCGCTGGTGGTCTGCCGCCACTCGAACGTGGCGATCGACGCTTGCATTGCCGGCATCCCGGTGATCTGCGAGGACGGCGCCGCTTTGGCGCTTTACCGAGACGGCCCGGAGCCGACACGAGATCAACGCCTGCAATTCCTGCGCGGCCTCGCGTGGTGGCAGTGGAAACCAACGGAAGCACGAGACGCATGGACCTATCTACTGCAACGCCTGTCCGCCTGAATCTCGGCGCCGGCAGCAAAGTGCACGAGGGTTGGATCTCCGTCGGGTTGGAGGATGCGCACGACGTGCGCTGCGATGTGCGCACGCTGCCGCTTGCCGACGACTTCGCCGACGAAGCGATGGCCATCCATGTGCTGGAGCACCTGTGGCGGTGGGATGCGCTGGACGCGTTGAAGGAATGGCACCGCGTGCTGAAGCCGCGCGGCCGGCTGGTGATTGAGCAGCCCGAACTGATGCGCTGCTGCCGCGCGGTGCTCTCGAATCCCGATCCGCGCGCTGGCATCTTGGGCCTGTTCGGCGACCCGTTCGGAAGGAACGAACTGATGATGCACAAATGGTGCTGGACCGAGCGCGAGCTCAAGACCGAACTGAAGGCGGCTGGGTTTCGCAAGGTCAAGGCGACGCTACCGCAGTTCCATGGAAAACGCACCAACCGCGACATGCGGATCGAGGCATGGAAGTGATCGACCTCTTTTGCGGCTTCGACGAACGCGAGGCCCCGGGCTATCACACGTTCTGCAACAGCGTGATCAAGCGCGCGACGCAGCCGGTACGCATCGTGCCGCTCGCGTCCATGGGACTGCCGCAGGGTTCGAACACCTTCACGCTCTCGCGCTTCCTCGTCCCGTACCTTATGGGCTTCAAGGGCCATGCAATCTTCGCAGACGCCTGCGACATGCTGATGCTGGCCGACGTGGCCGAACTGGACGCGCTGTTCGATCCTAGATTCGCGATCCAAGTCGTCAAGCATCCCGACTACGAAAGCCAACACGCGCGCAAGTACATCGGCACCGAGATGGAGTGCGAACAGAGCAACTACACCCGGAAAAATTGGGTGTCAGCGGCCATCGTGAACTGCTCGCATTCGGCCTGGTTCGGCATGACGCCGAAGGCAATCTCCCTGGCCGAGCCGATCGAACTGTTGCAGCTGCAGCACCTGCTGGACAGCGAGATCGGCGATCTTCCGCCGGAGTGGAATGTGCTGATCGATGAAGGCCAGGAACGCGCAGGCGCGAAACTGCTGCACTGGTCGAGCGGCCTCCCTACCTTCCGCCACTACCGCAACGCCCGTGCTTCTGCCGACTGGTTCGCAGAGCACGAGTGCATGAACAGGACCATGCAATGAGCATCGTCAAAGTCGAGCAGATCAAGGCGTACCTCGGCGTCATCCACAACAGCGACGACGCCAAGCTACAGGTGCTGATCGACGGAGCCGAAGACGAGGCGCTGCAGTTCCTGGACCGCGACGAGTTGCCGCGGGCACGCGCGACCGCGGTCGACGAGTGCGACAGCAACCAGCCGGAGCCTGTGTCGGACTCCGACGACCTGGCGCCGGTTGTTCGGATGGGGATCTACCTGATCGTGCAGGCGATGTACGACGGTGCAACGGCCGACGAAATGAACAAGGTTCGCATGGCTGCGGAAGTGAAGTGGTTCCCTTACAGGCAGAGGCTTGGGGTCTGAAATGCTGACGCAGCGTCTCCGGCACCGGATCACCATTCAGGACCAGGTCGAGGCCCAAGATCCGGGCACGGGCGACACGTTGATCAGCTGGATCGACGTGTTTACCGACGTGCCGGCGGAAGTGCTCACCGGGCCCGGGCGCGAGTTCATCGAATCGAGCACCAAGCAGGCCGAGATCGATGTACGCATCACCTGCCGGTGGTTGCCTGGCGTCGAGCAGCGCATGCGCGTGATCTGGGACGGCCAGCCGTTCAACATCACCAGCATCGAAACAGACCGCACTGCTCGGCGCGAGCTTCGTCTCAAGTGCGTCGCGGGGGTCAGCGATGGTCGGTGAAGTCACGGCGCGGATCACCGGTCTGGAGGACCTGCACAAGAATATCGAGGAGCTCGTCTACGAGACCCGGTACAAGGGCGGTCGGTACGCATTGCGAAAGGCGGCCATGGTCATCCAGACCCAGGCCGTGCAGAACGCGCGCCAGATCGATGATCCGGTGACTGCCGAGCAGATCGCCAAGAACATCGCGGTGCGCTGGAACGGAAGGCTCTACAAGGCCACCGGCGATCTCGGCTTCCGCGTCGGTGTGCTCGGGGGCGCGAAGCAGTACGCGAACACCAAGGAGAACGTCCGAAAGAGTCGCGCCGGCAAGACCTATCAGACCGCGGGCAGTTCGGAAAACCCGGGCGGAGATACCTGGTACTGGCGCTTCGTCGAGTTCGGAACGGAACGCTCGAAGGCCGAGCCGTTCCTCACGCCGGCGATCGAGCAGGGCGCCCAGCCAGCGGCGGATGAGTTCGTCCGGCAACTCAATCGCGTGATCGACCGCGTTGCGCGCAAAGCGAAGAAGGCCGCCTGATGTACCCGCCCATCTTCCCCGCGGTCAAGGCGAGCGCTGCGGTGCGTGCCTTGATCGGAACTGATCCCTGTCGCTTCTATCAATTCGGCCTGGCGCCGCAAGACGTTGCGAAACCCTATGCCGTGTGGCGTCGCGTCTTCGGCACACCCGAAAACTTCCTGGACATGCCGCCGGACGTGGATTCCTTCATCCTGCAGGTCGACGTGTACGCGAGCCCGCAGCAGGGCGCCCAGGTCGCTCGCAATGTTGCCCTCGCATTGCGCGACCCCATCGAACGGGTCGCCTACATCACCGCTTGGCTCGGCGAGTCGACCGACCCGCAGACCAGCAATCCGACGTTCTCGTTTCAAGTTTCCTGGATCGTTCCGCGTTGACCAGTTGATGCGGCGATGAGCCGTGTTTGTTTCGTAACCAGCCGCCTTCGGGCGGCTTTTTCTTTGCCCAAAAGGAGGGCGCCATGAGCATGCTTACCCAAGGTTCCAAGCTGTATGTGATCGACCCCGAGAACGACACCGTCCTCCCGATCGACTGCGTGACGAACTTCAACCCGGGCGGCAACCCAGCCGATCAGATCGAAGACACCTGCATGGAGGACACCAGCGGCACGCGCACCTACAAGCGTGGCCTGCGCACTCCCGGACAGGCAGCAATCACCATCAACGCCGATTCGCGCATCGCGAGCCATGTTCGGCTGTTCGAACTGTCCCAGGGCATCGACGACACGATCCTTCGTTGGGCGCTCGGCTGGTCGGATGGCACCGCGGCGCCGACGGTCGGCACCGATGGGGATTTCGATCTGCCGGATACCCGCACCTGGTTCACGTTCGGCGGCTACGTCGCCGACTTCCCGTTCGACTTCGCGCTGAATGCGCTCGTGAGTTCTGCGGTCAGCGTGCAGCGTTCCGGCCCGGGCCAATGGGTTCCGAAGGCGGTCTAAGCGATGGCGACTATCAAGAGTTTCAAGCAGCTCCGGGCTGCCGGCGGCATCGTCTCGAAGGAGCCGGTCAAGCGTCACATCGAGTGGAAGGGTGTCGATCCTCTCACCGGTGAAGAGATCGAATACGACGCTGACGTGCACATCGTCAAGCAGGGCGCGGGCGCGGTCCTCGACATTTACGCTGATCAGACGAAGGAGCACATCTCCGCCATGCTGAGTCAGTCGGTGATGCTCGAGGACGACAAGGGCAAGCTCGCGCTGATCAGCTTCGACGACGCCTACAAGCTGGACATCCCGCTGCGCAATGCGCTGTGGACTGAGGTCCAAGTGATGGGGGGAGTGGTAAGAAAAAACTCACCCCCGTCGACGAACTCCTCTGCGAGCTCGTCTCCTGCGGAATCGGCGGCCGCACAGTAGCCGAAGCCAGGGAGCGCCTGAGCTACGAGGAATACCTGATGTGGGAATCCTACGTGGCCAAGCGCGGCTCCTTGAATGTCGGCCTTCGCGTGGAGAACGGCTTCGCGCTCCTCGCGACCCTCATCCAGCATGCCCGCGGCGTCAGCTGCGAAATCACAGACTTCATGCCTCATTTCGACCTGGGAGAGATCTCCCTCGAAGTAGCCATGAGAACCTGGTCATAGGTGAATAAGAATGGCCTCACGTAGCCTCGGCACGCTGACTATGGACCTCATCGCGAAGGTCGGGGGCTTCGTCAGTGGCATGACAGAAGCCGAACGCGCAGCGGACAAGAGCGCGAAGAAGATTCAAGCGTCGATCGAGTCGATCAGCGTGGCCGGCTATGCCGTCGGCAATGCGCTTGGCCAGTACCTCAAGCAAGGCATCGATCTCGCGATCAATGCTTTCCCGGAGCTGATCGAGCAGGCTGGTCAGTTCCAGGACCTGGCGGAGAAGACCGGCGGCAGCGCGGAGGGCATCGCCTCGCTTGCCGTCTCCGCGAAGGTAGGCGGGACGAGTGTCGAGGATCTGGCCTCCGCGTCGATCAAGCTCACCAAGAACCTGACCGGTGTGGATGACCAGAGCAAGGCCGCAGGCGCAGCGCTCGCGGCGCTCGGCATCCCGGTCGCCGACTTCAAGAAGCTTGCGCCGGAGCAGCAACTGCTGAAGGTCGCGGACGCACTCGGCGGGTTCGCGGAAGGGGCGGGAAAGACTGCGGTTGCAACCGATCTGTTCGGGAAGGCCGGCGCGCAGTTGCTGCCGACGCTCAAGGATCTTTACGAGCAGGGCGGAGCGCAGAAGATCCTGACCGACGAGCAGATCAAGCAGGCCGATGACTTCGGAGACGGGCTCACGCGCACGAAGACGCAGATCGGCCTGTATGCGTCCGCCATCGCTACGCAGGCCCTTCCATCGATCACGGCCCTCACCGAAGTCCTCAAAGACGCGATCGTGCAGGTCTACGACCTCGACAAGGCGGCGGCGGATGCTGGCAAGACAAACCCCTTTGCGACCTTCTCGGAGAACGTCGGCCGCGAACTGGCGAAGGTGCTGGACTACTTCGCCACCACCAAGCAGGAGTTTGCTGCGCTCGCTGACTTCGGCGGAAGCGCCATCGCTGCACTGAAGAATGCAGCCGTCGGCAATGCGGAGGCCGCGCGCGGCGCGATCTCCGATTTTCAAGATCGACATGGCCTCGATGCATTCTTCCGTAAGAACGCGGCTGCGGCCGGTGCGGCCGAGGCCAAGACCTACGTGCAGGCCTTCAATGACAACCTCGCGGGCGCGAAGCGCAGCGCGTTTGCCGCGAACGATCCGCGCCGCGTCGACCTTGGCCCGAACGGGAAGCCGGCTGATACGCGGGCGACGCTGAACTACAGCGGTGTGCAGACCAAGAAAGCTGGCGGTGGTGCGGACGATCCCACAAAGAGGCTGCTCGACAACGACCTGGCGGCGTACAAGGCGCAGGCCGACCAGGCCAAGGAGCTTCTCGCCGATCGAAACAAGATCCTCGATCTCTACAACTCGCAGGGCCTGCTTTCCGTCAAGGACTACTACGCCGCCCTTCAGGGAAACCTCGACGAGGCCACGCGCGACCAAGCGAAGGCCTACGACGACCAGATCGCGGCGCTCGAAAAGTACCGCGCCGCTGCGTCCAAGCAGACCGATGTCGCCGATGCCACCGGCAAGATCAACAAGCTCCAGGACGACAAGGCGAAGCTCTACCGGCAGGCGGGCAATGAAGCCATTGCCATGTCCGTCAAGGAAGGCGAAGCGGCGAAGGCCGTCAAGAACGCCTTCGACGAGGTCAACGCCAAGGTTCTCGAATATCAGGGCAATCTGCGCGCCGCAGCGGCCATTCGATTCGACGCGTCGAACGAAAAGCTCCTCACCCAGGCCACCGCCGAGCACAACGACAAGGTCAAGGAGCAGATCGCCCTCCTGAAGCAGTACACGCTGGCGCAGGCCGATATCACCAAGGCGACCGATGCCTTTTCCCTCGCGCAGGGCGATCTGCAGATCCAGGAGGACCGGATCACGCTCGCGCAGCAGCGCGGCACCATGGGCGAGATCGCGGGGCTGAGGGCAAGCGGAGAGGCCCGCGCAGCGCTCATTCCAGGCTTGCAGACCCAGCTTGATGCGCTCCTGGCCATCAATCAGGCCAGCCTGAGCCCCGCTCAAGTGCAGAGCATCGAGCGGCTGAAGCTTCAACTTGACCAGCTCAAGGCATCCGTCGACCCCCTGGCCGACAAGTTCAACACCATGTTCGGCGACGCCGCAGGCAGTGCCTTCGGTGACTTCATCACGGGTGCGAAATCTGCGAGCGATGCCTTCAAGGACTTCGCGACCTCGGTCACGAACCAGATCGGCCAACTGGTCGCGAAGGACCTGGCGAATACGCTCTTCAAGAGCATCTTCGGCAACGCTCCCGGCAGCAACGGCAACGGGGTAGGCGGCATGCTGTCCAGCCTGCTCGGCGGCTCCAGCGGAAGCGGTAGCTTGCTCGGCAAGCTCCTCGGCGGCGGTGGAAGCGGTAGCGCTGCATTGGCCGGAGCTAACGCCGTCGGCGGCGCTGGCGGTGATGCCCTCGGCGCTTTCATCGGCCTGAGCGGCTTTGCCGGAGGCGGTTATACCGGCATGGGCGCGGCCAACGACCCGGCCGGCATCGTTCACAAGAACGAAGTCGTCTGGAGCCAAAGGGACATCGCGAACGCTGGTGGCGTGGGCAACGTCGAGAGCATGCGCCGGGGCGGCGGCACCGTCGTTCACATCCATCAGAGTTTCTCGCCGGGGACGACCCGGCAGACAGTCGACCAGGGTGCCAAGGCTGCGGCCCTCGCTGCGCAGCGCGCAATACGGAGGAATGGATGACTTCCATGGTTGTTTACGAAGACGTCATTCTGGATGAGCGCGTCTTTCTGGCCGGTGCCAACGGCAGCAATATGCGGCAGAACGATCGCACGATAAACCAAGGCGGCTATGTCAGTGTCAACGCGGTGCGTGATGTGACTTTGCGGCAGTTCCAACTCGGCGTGAAGCCGATGGAAGTAGACCTATGGCAAGAGATCGAAGGCGTCTACGAAATCACTGACTCCGGAGTATTCGGCTTCCTCGTCAAGGATCCAAAGGACCAGGTTGTCGACACCGCCGAGGGCGCATTCCAGGGCTACATGTCAGGGGTTGAGTTCGGCGTTCCGGGTTTCGGAAACGGGACGCCGACCTATGGCTTCCGGAAGATCTACAAGGCGCGGAGTTCCACACGCACGAAGGCGAGGGCGCTCACGAGGCTGAATGGCACTCCTTCCATGTACCGCGGCGGCACCCCGCTGGTTGAAGGTGCAAGCGCTGGGAATGTCTCGGTCAGCGCCGGCCCGAGCTACATCACCTTTGCTGCGGACGCATCTCGCTCCGTTTCGGCCGTCACTGTCGGCGTGACAACGCAGATCACGCTTTCTTCCGCGATCACGGGATTCGTGGTCAACGGCCGTCTCTGGCTGCAGGATCTGACCGGCGCGGACGCGGCACTCCTCAACAACATGAGTCACCAGATTACGGTAATCGCGGGCGCGGCATACACCATAGCCACGAACACGGCCGGCAAGACGATCACAGCGGCCGGCACCGGGAAGAAGTACCCGCAGCCCGACGAAGCGCTGACGTGGACGGGCGAGTTCTATGTGCCCGTGCAGTTCGCAGAAGACAGCATCGATTGGGATCTCGTGCGGCCTGGTGCGTTCGGTGACCGTCTGGTCTCAGCGCCCGCGGTGACCCTAGTGGAGATCCGCGAAGCATGAGCAAGACTCTCTCCATCGCACTGAAGAATCACTACGCGCAGGGCTCCACCACGATCTCTCGTCAGTGGCGTTTCGTTCGCAGAGACGGACAGGTGATCGCCATCACTACATGTGCCAGGGATCTGCTTTTCGATGGGATCCTCTATAGGTCAAAAGATGGCGTCAACCCATCAGCCATCGCGGCGGAAGCCAGTGCAGCGGTCAACAACTCAGAGATCAACGGTACGCTGTCAGATCAACTGATCACCGAATCCGACATGTTCGCGGGCCTGTGGGATGGGGCGTCCGTCGATATCTTCGAGGTGAACTATCGAGATCTCTCGATGGGTAAGCTTGCGGTGGGTGGCGGCACAATCGGCGATGTGAAAGTTGGCCGATCGGCGTTCACCGCCGAACTGCGTGGCTTAACGCAATCACTTCAAAAAGTGACAGGGCGCGTCTACACCAAGGGGTGCCCCTGGAAATTCGGCGATCCGAACACATGCCGGTTCGATATCGAATCCACCAGGGTATCCGGGACGCTCACAAGCGTAGTCGATCTTCGAGACTTCACGGACTCGAGCCGAAGCGAGGTCTCCGACTACTTCGGCGCTGGTGTGATCACCTTCGTCGATGGTGAGAACGCCGGGCTCTCGATGGAGATCTATTCCTTCGATTCAGGCAACTTTGTCTTGCATCTGCCGATGCCATTCAACGTCGCCGTGGGCGATGCGTACACAGTGACTGCGGGCTGCAGGAAGCGCTTCACCGAGGACTGCCGAACCAAGTTTGCCAACCAGGTCAACCACGGCGGATTCGATCTTGTCCCTGGCAACGATGTCGTCGTCGGGCTTGGTGGCACCGAGGGAACGGATCTCTGATGACCGGCGCCGACATTGTGCGGGAGGCGCGCAGCTTCCTGGGGGTGCGCTGGCGGCATCAGGGGAGATCGCGGGACGGCATCGATTGCTGTGGCCTGGTGATCGTCGTCGGCAGGCAACTCGCCTACTTCGATTTCGATGTGACCAACTATGCGCGCGTGGCTACCGATGAATCGATGCTCGGCTATGCGCGCGCCCATTTCGATCAGATCGAGATCGCAAACATGCAGCCCGGCGATGTGGCAGTGATGCGGTTTGACCCGAACCGGCACATGGCCTTCATCGGCGACTATCCCGGTGGGGGCCTTTCCTTGATCCACGCCTACAACAAGGACCGGCGCCGCGTTGTCGAATGCCGTCTCGATGAGGTCTGGCGTTCCCGCATCTTGGGCTGCTTCAGGTTCCGGGGGCTTGCATGAGCACGCGCGAGATAGTCACCGGCATTGGAACAGCGGTCGGTTGGTACTTTGGATACCCGCAGCTTGGTTTCGTTGCCGGATCGCTCCTCGGTGGCGCGATCGATCCCGTCAAGGGGCCGGACTCTCAGGGCCCGCGCATTACCGACAACAAGGTAATGGCGTCAACGCTCGGCGTCGGCATCCCGAAAATCTACGGAACGCTGCGAACAGGCGGAAATGTGATCTGGTCGACAGACAAGATCGAGATCGCGCAGACGACTTCGGCCGGTGGCGACAGCGGGAAGGGTGGCGGGGGCGGCGGAGGCACGCAGACCACTTATCGCTACTTCGTGCACATGCTCATCTCGCTTTGCGAGGCGCCTCCGGATGGAACGCCGATTGCGCTCCGGAAGATCTGGTCCAACGGCAAACTGCAATGGGATTCGTCATCAGGCATTTCTGTCGGCTCGGCGCTTGCCAGTGTCGACAATCCGTTCGCGGCGGTTGCGATTGTGCCTGGCTACAGCGATCAGTTGCCGCTTCCTGACCTTGAGGCGTGGGAAGGTGGGCCCGGCACCGTATCGGCGTACCGGGGGGTGACGTGTGTCTACTGCGTCGCAGTGGAGTGCCCAGGCGGACAGATCCCGCAGCTCTCCTTCGAGGTGTCGATTGATCCAGATCTAAATCCGATCCTTGACGAGCTCTCTGATTTCCCGGATGGAGCGGTCTACTCCTCGGCAGTGATCAAGTCTTCGTCGGTCTGGCACTTCAACCAGCTCGGCGGCACCGGAACTGGCGCCGGAGACAGTCTTGAGATCGACGTGTTGTATGCGATGACAGGGACTGGCGTCTTGCAGCACACCATCACGGTAGTTCCGTTGA